CAGCAGGAACATACGTTGTTACAATGACTGAATGTGCAACAACAGACGGAGACTTTACTGCAGTAGCAGCAACAGTATTCGCAGCTAACACAACATCAGTAGACGACACTACTACAGTATTAAATCTTGAAGCAGCAGTTCACCAAATGAAAAGATTTGTTAAAGTTGTAGTTACATCAGCAGGATCAAGCTCAGAATCAACAATCTATGGAACAGTAACACTAGGTGACAGAGATTACGCACCAGCATCAACAATTAACCAAACTGCCTAATTAGACAATTTAATATATAGGATATTAATGTTGTAGTTTCGTAGAGGACACATATCCAAAATAAGGAGGTGCACTATATGAAAAGATATACGACAAGTGAATCGCATAAGCCCTTTGTAAAAAAGGCAGTTGCAATAGAGATTCCTAACTTTGATGCAATGAGTATCGATGAGTTAAAAAATTACGCAAAAGACAAAAATATAGTGATTACAGCGGACAACAAGGATGCTTTAATTGCAGAACTAAACAAAAAGATCAATAGGTAGGTGGGTGTTCTTCCTAACCTGCCTTGGTTTTTTATAAGGGGATGAAAATATGACACAATTAGCGGATAATGCCCTAACAACATTGAGTTCGGTTAAACGAGAACTAGGAGTAGTTACTTCTTCTTCAGATGAACTTTTTACAAGATGGATAAATGCAGCTTCAGATTATATTGAAGGTAGTATTGGACGACCTCTTGGTTATGGTACAATTACAGAACATTTAAAAGGAACAAATAGTCAATATTTAATTTTAAATAATTATCCAATTGTCTCAGTCGATTCCATAGAATACGAAGACTCAGAAGTTGATTCTGATTCATGGGAACTAGAGGTACGAGATAAAAACAGAGGTTATGTTTTTAACAACTACGGATGGTCAGCCTCTACAGCCATAATTGGCTTAGTAGGAGAACCGGGAATTGGGCAAAGAGTATATGATGTTACATATACTTATGGCTATGTACTTCCGAATGACGCAACAACCGAATTACCAAGAACCCTTCCTTGGGATATAGAAGAAGTGGTAATAAGCATGCTCCAAACGAGATACAATAGAGCACAAAAGAACGCTTATGGGTTAAGTAATATAAAACAAGGCCGAGTATCATACACATTTAGTAGTAGTAATGTTACTAGAGAAAATGAAAGAATTATAGCCAGATACAAAGAATGGTCTATATAAGAAATAGGAGGTTAACTATGAAGGAAAAATATATTTATACACAAGATACAATTATAGTTTTAGAGCAGGAAAAAGTTAAGCGATCAAAGGGAGAATTTGTTTCAGATGAAATTTCCGTACTTGATAATTTAAAAGAACTAAAAGTTGTAGAATTATATAAAAAACCAGAAGCGAAACCTAAAGCTAAAAAAGAAATAAAAGCAGAAGCCAAAGAGGATTAACATGATCTTCGATACTACTGCGGTTATTTCCGAAAAAGAAACTGGTCAAAATTCAGAGGGAACTTTGGTAACTAGCGGGTATGCGGATTTATATTTAAACATTCCTTGTCAAGTTCAACCAGACGATGGAGCTATAGATTACGAAACAAGCGGAGTAACCACAAACCTAACAAGGTTAATCGTGTTCGTATCTCCAGACTACAATATAAAGAGGGGAAACAGAATAACTGTAGACTCACAAGATCTTGTAGCTGATATTGATTATATAATAACATACGGAGACCACTTAGAATTACTATGCTTTGAGGCTGTCCGTTAATGTTTGAAGACAACTCAAAACAATTTACTACTGATTTAAAATCATTTGTACAAAAAATAGGTGGCGTAGCAGAAAGAGCCCTTTATTCGGCAGCTAACAATATAGCAGAAGATGCAAGAAGAAAAATAAAAGGAAATATCGCAAGTATGGGAATTATGGATTCAGGAAAGATGTACAACAATGTTAGAATAATTGATAATCGTACATCATTTACAGTTCTTGTAGACGTTCCTTACGCAGTTTACCCAGAGTTTGGGACTGGTATTTATAACCTAAGAGGCGGAGGCCGCACATCACCATGGACGTATCAAAATCAGAGTGGTGAATGGTTTACAACTCACGGGCAAAGAGGAAGATTATACTTTACTAAAGCAGTTATACAAGTTGAAAAAGGTTCTCTTAGTACCTTCGCACAAGCGGTAGAAAAGGAGTTAAATAATGCCTTCAATTAAAAGCGAAATATTTACAGCATTGACTGAGGACAGCGTCTTAATGGCCTTCTTCGGTGACGACAATACAAAAGTAACTGATGAGTTTCCATCAAAAGATCTTTTCGGAGATGCTGCGGCGGACAACTTTCCTAGATTAACATACTCCATGGCGGACAGAAAACCTGTGTTTTTCACAGATAATGCTCCCCAAAAGGATGAAGTAATAATGGTATTTAGCGTTTGGTTATTACCAAGCAGCTTGATGACAGTTACATTAGCACAGGTAGCTTCAGAATTAACACGAATTCTTAAGACTATCGATTATACAAAGACAGGCTCAGATGAGCAATTCAACGTAGATCAAAAGGTATTTTACACCTCTTTGACATATTTCAAAAACGTTGACTCAAATTTATAAGAAAGGAATGGTAAAAAATGGCAATAATAACACAAAAAGCAAGAGTTGGGTTAAAGAATTTATATTTTGCAGAATTAACAACTGATACAATAGCTAGCATCACATACGCATCACCAGTAGCTGTACCAGGACTTGTTAAAGTAGAAGTAAATCCAAATGTAAACTCAGCAACACTTTACACAGACAACAAAGCATCAATCTATTACTCAACAGTAGGATCAGTTGAAGTAACTATTGAAAAAGATAGCTTACCAGATGACCTATTATCTTGGATATTAGGTAGAGACACTGAAGGAGCAGTAAACTACGTTACTAACGTATATAGCGCACCTTATGTAGCAATGATGTTCGAACAAACTTACGACAATGACACATCAAGTTTCGTAAAATTATACAAAGGTAAATTTGCAGAACCATCATCTTCAAATGAAACAAAAGGAGACTCAGTTAATTTCCAAACAGGAGAAATAGTTGGGAACTTCTTATCAACACAATATAAGAAAGCATTTGGTGCAAACACTAGAAGTTTAATTATGTCTTGCGTTGATGAAGAATCTGATGGATATGCAGACCAAGGAGCAACATGGTTTGACGCAGTAATCGCAGCAGCACCAGCATTCGTAGTTACTTGTAATGTTAGTGAATCAGACGTTGATGTTTCTAAAACAGCAGCTATCACAATATCATCAACTAGCAAGTTCGACCCTACATGGAATATCGATTCAGATAACTTCCACGTTGTAGCAACAGGCGGAACAGCAATTATAGCTGGAGCATTAGCAGTAGCAACTGATGAGTTAAGCGTAAGCTTTACACCAACATCAGCAATGGCTGGAGCAACAGTTCACACAATTACATATAACGCATTAGACGTATATGGTCAAGAAACAGGAACAATATTTGTAAACTTTACAACAGCAGCATAGTAATACACACACAAGTTTAATTGTAACGATTAAGGGAGGGGGGTAATTAAAATTCCTCCTCCCATTTTTTATTAAAAAAAAGAGAAGGAGAATATAATATGGATGAAATAAAAGAAGAAGTAGTAGAAGAAGTAGAGGAAACAGAAGAAGAGATAAAAGTATATAAAATAAAAAAATTCAAGTTCAGAGATATACAAATAATGGCAGAATTTTTAGCAAGAATGGAATTAACACCAGCTGATTTAAAAGAGATGTATGAATCAGTAGCAGCAAAACCAGGGTCAAAGATGACCAACTTGGGAGACATAGAAAAATATGTTTCAGAAACTGAGGGAGAAGAGCGTTTCGCTGAATTAATGGAAGAGTACGCAGGTAAGACAGATAGTTTAATAAGATATGTAGCTGCAAAACAATCAGCAGAGAGCGGTAGGATGCAAGCTATTTTAGTCCTTGTTTACAAAGTGATTGAATTAGTGGGGACCAAATTTGATGTTTTTGCAGACTTAATACTCCATTTAATAGTTAATATAGATAGAGAAGAATTAGAAGACATGGATGCAGAAGATGCAGTGGCATTAATCAAGAGATTAGCAACAAGCGGAGAAGTAAAAAGTTTTTTTACTGCTATATCCAGATAGAGATCGGAATAACAGTTCATAAACTGAATGACGCGGTTTACTCTAGATATTCCGACGTGTCTTATATTTATGAGGTGGATTTGGATATTGGTTTCCGAAGATCAGCAATACTGCTAAGACAACATGAGGAAGAAACATTGCATGAGTTTTGGCTTACTAAGGTTAGTAACTTGTCATACAACGATTGGAAAAACACATTAATTAAACAAAGCAATGCAGAAAAAGATTATGGCAGAAGTAACATAAAAGGGGCGGACTTAGCTCATTTATAGGAGTGGATTAATATGGCAAAAACAGCCACAGAAGAAATAAAATTAGTAATCTCTATGGATTCCTCAGGTGTGTCTAAAGGGACAGATGAGCTAGGGTCAAGTGTTGGTGGAGCCACATCTTCTTTCAGTGGATTATTCACAGCAATGAAAAAAATATCGGCCGCTCTTGTGGGGTTTGGTTTGGACGCTTCGAATGTAGCCATTGCTTACGATAAAGCAATGAACACCGTAGCAGCGGTAACAGGACTAGACTTACAGGGTGATGAAATAGAAGCTTTAAACGATAAAGTATTTGAATTGGGGATTAGTACTCCGAGAACAATGTCAGAGATCGCAGGGGCAATGGAAATAGCAGGTAAGGCAGGTCTAAACTATATAGAAATAATGGACGCAATGCCAGCCACTATTCAACTTTCAGTAATCGCCGACACAAATTTAGATGAAGTAACAGACAGCGCAGCGAAAATAATGCGTGCTTTTGACATACCAGCAGAGCAATTTTCAGATGTTGTGGATGCCATGGCAGTTGCAGCAACCAACGCGCCTTTAACAGTTACAGACTTAGCCACATCAATGCAATATGCCGCGATAAATGCGAATGAGTTTGGGTTCTCTCTAAATGAGACAGCCTCAGCCATTGGAGTTATGGCAGCAAATGGTATTACAGGAAGTCGTGCAGGAACCCAGTTACGTCAGATGATGTTAAAACTTGCGGCTCCTACAAATCAAGCACAAGAAGCGATGGATGAATTAGGCTTCACTGCTTATGACTCTCAAGGAAACATGAAGGGTCTAGAACAAATTATCGGAGAATTAACAGAAAAAACAAAAGATATGACAGACGAACAAAAATTTGCAACAATGAAAACAATATTTCAAACAAGAGCACTATCATCTATGCTTGCTTTAATGACAGACACAGATGAAGAGGCCGCAAACTTAGGAATTACTTATGCAGAAATGGGAGCAAAACTTGAGGATGCTGGCGGAGCAGCGCAAAGGATGTACGACACAATTCAAGAGGGTTCTGTTGGAACAACCGAAAGATTACATGCTGTACAAGATGCTGTAAAAAATATATTCGGGGAAAAAGTTAATGAGATTTTAGATCCGATGAAGGAATTCTTTACTCGTATTTTAGTATGGGTAGCAGAGTTAGATGATGAAACATTAGAATTTATAACAACGTTTGGGGCTATGTTTGTAGCTATCACAGCAGTTGTTGGAGTAGTTCTAGGATTAGTAGCAGTTTTATCTATGTTAAGCGGGCCGGCATTAATAGTGGCTGGAATAGTTATAGCTCTTACAGCCCTCGGAACATTCTTAGTCGGTTTTATGAAGACAGGATTACTGGAAGAGTTATTAGGGCCTAGACCAGATTTAAACGGACTAAGTTCGTTATCAGAAGAAGAAATAGCTCCTTTCATTAAGAAGATGAAAGCGCTAGATGAATCTATGGCAGAGTTTACAATAACAGGGCTTATTAGTGAAGAAGACCTTGCAGAAATGAAAAGAACGTTTGAAGATGTTACTACATATATAGAAACTAATTATATGAATAGATTAAAAGCAGCACAAACAATGATACTAAGTATGGACTTAAATCCTAATATGAGTGATGAGAGACGACAAGAAGTATTAAATGCGTTGCAATCAAGTTACGATGAAAAGATTACAAAGATAGAAGAAAATGAAGCCTCTATACAGGCTATACAAACAAAGATATATGAAGAAAACAGAAAGGCAACTCTAGAGGAACAATTAGAAATACAACGAATTACAGACATGACGCAAGATATGGCGGTTCAGTCTTTAACAACTAATGTTGAAGATAAGCAACTATTACTTGATCATTGGAATTATACTAAAAAAGAGATAACGCAACAAGCTGCAAGTGACTTATTGGTAGAACAAATCGCAGCGAGAGATAAGGCAATGCAAGCATCAGACGATGATTATGCTGCGCAATTAAACGCTATAGAGGATTCTCATAAGGCTATCAATGGGCTAACTGATGAAGAATATAAACTAATGTTATCAGATGCTGAGACAGCGTATAATGCTCAACAAAATGCTGCAACCGAGGCTTACGAAGGAAT